ACAACCAGAAGCAAATCCAGATCCAGTTAATAGTATGTAACCACCTGCTGTATCTACAGCGGTATCATCCAAAACTGTGCCACCACTATTGGTAACTTGTATGTTGGATATTTTTATTCCACCCCCACCAAGTTCAACACTTGAATCTATTTTAGACTGCGTTACTGCATTATTAGCAATAACATTAGATGTAATTTTAGTGAGTGCCATAGTTATCTAACTAAGAATGTGCCAGTTGGTGGGGTAAAGTTTGCTGTGTAACGAGCAACTCCTCTAGTTATACGAAGATCATCAATGTAGCCATTCCAATATCTTGGACCACCATATCCTGCCGCAGGACCAAGATATCCAAGACCTATTCGTAATGGGTTTGTATTGACAGCATTAAACGATGTTGTAACATTACTTGAATGATAACTAACCCCATCAACAAATATTTTTAATACGCTATTATATCTAGATACAGCAATGTGATACCATGTATTAGCTGAAATAGTAACCCCAGTAGTTGTATAGCTATAATCAGTTCCATCATATCTTTTAAATATAATTTGATTTGATCCTTCAGAACCCAAATAACCTAAAGACCATCCATGATAAACACTACCACCATTGGCACCATCTCCTAAAAGTACAAGCATTCTATAATTAGTATTAATATTTGCAAAATTAAACCACCCCTCAACAGTAAAATCTGTTGTACCTAGAGAAAATTTTTCATCATAAGGAATGACAACATTATCATCTACACCATCAAAATACATAGAACCTGTACCGTATTTTTTAGTTAATGTGGTTATTCCTGCGCCACCAACAGTTTCTAGAACATTGCGAGAGGAAACATCTACGATGCCAGCATTATTATAATTAAGCAATAAACTAGTATAACTGTTAGCAGTTGTTGGAGATGTAGGTAATGTAATATTATTTCCAGAATATCGAATATTTCTAGTGAACATAAAGTCAGACATATAGAAAGCTCCAGCAGGACCTGTCGTAGAAGCACCAATTTTAGTTAAATTTCCATTAACTAGGTTAACGTCTCCATAAGCATTAGGGCTTCCACCAGCACCGTATGTAGTATTACATTTCACTCCATTAACATAAAAAACCCATGTACTGTTGTCTTCTTTTTGCTGGACAATATGATACCATTGTTTTTGTTTCAACACTATGTTTGCATATGCAAACCGATCATTGCTGCCATAATCGCGGTGGTGCCACATTAATCCATTAGTACTATCATGATACCAATACCACTCAATGGCTCCAACACTATTGCTTGCTCTTTGTATAATCGTAAATGCGTTACTTAATGGATATATCCATGCCTCAATCGTCCAAACGAATTGTGTAGTTCCTACCCTATTACCAACAATCGCGATATTTGAATCTGCAAGTGTTAAGTCAACACTATCACCGCTACCATCAAAATAAACACTACCGCCATGTGTCGTTCTAGAATAGTTTGCTGTTGGTTTAAATGGAGAAAAGTTAACTACTGCAGCGTCACCGTTTTTAGTGATGGTAAAATTATTTGTAGAGTTATCAATAAATCTATTAGACTGACACATCAACAAAGAAGTATTAGCAATAGCAGTTAATTCTGAAGTTGGTGGAGTAAAGTTAGTAGTATAAACAGCTGTACCTTTCACTATTCTTAAATTAGAAAGATATCCATTTAAATGTGCGACTCCTTGTACTGCTCTACCGATAGTTATGCTGCCAGTACTAGTACCCGTTAAATTAGAACCATCTGTTCTTGATAGGGTTTCTATACCATTTTGAAAGATCTTAATCGTAGTTCCAGATCTACATATAGCTAAATGGACCCAAGTATTTAAAGGAACTACTGTAGAAGAACTATATGTCGTACCGTTGTAATAATATGCACCAGTTGTAATTATACCAAAAACAAACGGATTAGCTGCTGCTGCTGATCTTGTATCTATTATATTATTGCCATCAACATCATATCTCGTTAGATAAACATATACCTCTACTGTAAAATCACCAGTACCAAAGTTACTAGAAAGATATGATACGTTTAAATAATCACCTGTACCATCAAAATAATTACTCCATCCTCCTGGACTAAATGGTGAGAATGATCCTTGAGATGCATTACCAACTTTAGTTACTAAAAGATTATTTCTAGATGCATCAATAAAACTATGATTGTTAACTGGCTGACGAGTTTGTAGTGTAAGAATTTGGGTGTTAGCAACAGCAGTTAATGGAGCGGTAGGTGGTGTGAATGTAGCCGTGTAAACCGCAGAACCAAGCACATATCTGAATCCAGAAATATATCCAGCAAAGTTACCGCCCCCATCATCAGAGTCAGCAGCTATAGCCCAAGCACCGGAATTATTTACTAGTGCCGTATTGCTAACGCTTCCCGTCGCAACAGAAACTCCGTTTAAGTAAAGCACCAAGTTGTTTGATGCCGTCCCGTTTCGCACTACTGCAATATGTGACCATGCGTTTAGCGGTGGACTAGTGGATGCGTTTACATTAACTGCCCAAGATGACCCTGTAGTTGAAGCAAACAATGTCATTGTTCCGCTGTTAATCAAAATTTGTATTGGCGAGTAATCTGTTGCATTGTTTGTCCGCTTGCTAAATACGCCCAAGAATGAGCCTGTTGCTGTTGGGTATATCCAGCACTCAATGGTGAAGTTAGAACTGCCTGGCTCAAGTGTTGCGCTATCAGCGACGGTTAGGTAATCCCCCGCCCCATCAAAATAACCTGATCCTGTCGTAGTATCTGTTTCTGTAAACGGACCAGATGCAGAAACTTTAACATCACCGTTTTTAGTGATAGTAAAAGCATTAGTGGAGTTATCAATGAGGCGATTTGATTGGCAAGTCAATAAAGAAGTATTTGTTATAGCAGTAAGTGGTGATGTTGGAGGTGTAAAATTAGTAGTATAAAAAGATGTTCCCGCTAAAATCCTTAAATTACTAATATAACCATTTAAATAAGCACCTTGGTTAGTTTCACTACCCACCCATGTAAAAGCTCCTGTTCCAGGTTGGTTGGCTGTATATGTTGCTGTTGCTACAGAAACCCCATTTACATAAAGCGTATACACATTTCCATTTCTCACACAAGCCAAGTGGTTCCAAGAACCAGCTGTAATACCATGAGTTCCGCTTACTGCTGTAGTATCACTGTTTGTACCAAATGCTAAAGTAGTTTGTCCAATACGAAATTGCCACCCATCTCCCAAATTCGCTGACCCAACACCAACAATTACCATCCAATTAGAATAACTTCCTGGCCAACTATCTGTTGTTGGCATAGTAGTTAAATTAACCCACGCTTCTATTGTAAAATTTCCACTGCTTATATTTAATGCCGTTGTTTGTAAGCAATCTCCACTCCCATCAAAGTAATTACTCCAGTTTGTATTGTACGGGCTAAAAGAAAATGGTCTTGTATCTCCAGCTACCGTAATTGCAAAATTATTAGAAGATGCATCACTCGCAAAGGTGTTACCAACATCAGCATTAATTGCCAGTACTGTTCTGTTGAAATATGCGTCACCAACAGTTATAGTAATGCTAAATGTTCTCGGGCTTTCTTGATTTTGAGCATCAGTAGCAACAACTGTAAATGAGTAAATTGTTTCTTCTACCAATCCAGTTACAGTTCCAGAAATTAATCCACCAGAAGATAATGTTAATCCAGTAGGTAATGTGCTTCCTGCTTGTAATGCGAATACTGTTGCTTCAGTAGCAATTAATTGTATTGAGATAGCATCATCAACATTTCCAGAAAGACTAGAAGAAGTTTGCCATCCTGGAGATGCAGAGAATGTAACTCCGTTGACACGGATTCCAACACCACCATCGCTATTGATCAAATAAACAATATAAGTTCCAGCAGCAGTAGCTGGTAACTGTGCTCTTACTGTGGTTGAATTAACAAATGTCGTTGATGTAGCAGGCACATTATTAATAATAACTTGACAACCAGAAGCAAATCCAGATCCAGTTAATAGTATGTAACCACCTGCTGTATCTACAGCGGTATCATCCAAAACTGTGCCACCACTATTGGTAACTTGTATGTTGGATATT